TCCTGATACGGATCTATTAAAGGTTAAATTTGTATAAGTTTGAATATCATAAAGATATAAATCCCATTGAGTTGCCGCACCAGAATATGCTGCATCTGTTAAGTTAAATGTATATACTCTTGCTTTTCCAATAGTTTGCTGACCAGAAGTATCTCCTTTTAATTGAGACTTTAATTCAATCTCTTCATGTTCTTTCGGAGTGGCACTAACATTATTAACTCTCAATAAACGTCCCATTTCAAAAGGAACATTAATACTTGATATGTTTTCGGTATCTCTTGGTTTTTCAACATCAGAAGTTACTGCTGCATCAAGTTCAACATCATATCCAGCTACATATGCTTTTCCAGGTGATACCTGAACACACATTAAATCATCAGATGGAGTATTTAATTCTTCTGTAACTTCATTTTCTAAAAATAAACCATCATTATCAATTCTATCATTTAAAGATTCTAAAACATTTACTCTAAATTCATCAACAGTATAATGTCCAGATTCATCAAAAGTTCTTTCTGCTATGTAATCCCTAATGATATTATATACTGATTTATCAACTACTTTCTTTATTTTTCCATCATCAACTCTAAGAAGTTCTATAAAATCTGTATCATTAAAATCCGTTAAAGATTTTTTAATTAAAGTTAAACCAATTTTAAATCTGTCTGCACCAGGTGCTGCAAAGTTTGTAAATCCCTTTGCATTATCATATAAAGAACTATCATCTTTAACATTGACTAAAGTTTCACTTACTTTTAATCCGACTCTATATGCTGGAGTATTTGTATAAAAATCTAATATTAGAGTTTGTTTAGATACATTAACAAAATTTCCTCTTACAAAGTAAACTCCATTATCAATGGATGCGGCAGCACCAGTAAATATTGCATCTTGCTCTAAGACAGAAGCGAATACTGTTCCGGAATTAATAACAGTATTTCCAAAGGTTATATTTTCGGATGCTGTTAACTGTTCTCCAGGTGTAAAAGTAGTTGTCTCGGAATCAATACCTGCATTACCATATTTTACATAAATCGTTAAATTATCTACCTCATCACTATCTGTCGTAAATGCAACATTTTTAATAGTAGCACTTACTCCAGAAGATTGTCCTGTTATAGTTTTTCCAATGGCATTTTTAATATAGACTGAAACATCTACTCCCAAATTGGTAGCATTTAATTTTACCGCAGAATATTCGTTATCAAAAGTTATTCCTCCTGGAAGAACCATAGAACCTTCTTTGAAGATATTGCTTCCGAAAGATTCTACTTGATTTTGTAAAATAGACTGGAGAGTAGTTAATTCTCTAGCTTGAACTGGAAATCCTGGTTTAAATAGGACTTTATAAAAGTTTTTACTTTTATCAAAGTCATCATAATATGGGCTGATATTTAAGTCTGTTTTTTGTGCCATCTTTTTTTAGAATTCCAGAATGATTTTAACGTCTTCTTTTTGCCTAGAGTCTCTTTGAACTGTGGGTCGATTGTCGATGTAAATTATATCCCCTGTCTTTTTATTTATCTCAGGATTTGCAAGTCCATTTTCAAAATTAACTCCTAAATTAATTTGCTTAGAATTAATTGTCACCACACTACCACTAAAACTTGTGTCTATGGTTCCAGCGGGACTTAATCCTGTAACAGCAGTACTAAATCCTACAATGGCAGTAGTATCATTAGAATCCGTTTGGTCTACTTCATTACCAAAACATAAGGATCTATCTTGATAATATTTTAAAACATTAGTTTCTTTATCATAAGAAGCAACATATCCTTTTGCAACTGTTGTAACACCAGCTCCACTAGTTACGGTTTGCGAAATTGTGGATCCAACACTGATTGATATTTGACTAGTTAATTTAACAGCAAAAAGTGATGAAAATTGATTTTCACTAAAAGTTGTTCCTCCTCCAAAAGTTTCTGGATTTTTTATAATACCAACTTGAGCAAATTTTGTATCTGTAGGAAAATCTTTAGTCGAATCATCAAATCTAGCATATAATAATACTTTATCGGTTCCTAACTCTTCATAAATGTTATATCCATGACCTTTAGATGGTGGAATTATTGGAATTAATTTTGCATTTTGTCCACTTTGACTCTTTAAGTCAATAGCTCCATAAGTATATCCCTTACCTCCTTGAGTTACTGTTATGCTGGTTATTTCACCATTAGTTACTTTTATACTTACTTTTCCTCCAGTTCCATCACCTACAATATCTGCAGTTCCATCTTGATATCCAGTTCCACCATTTTCAATATATACTGTTTTGATTTGATTATTGTTATTATCAGAATTTCCACCATCTCTGATTATTTGAATATCAGAATCTGTAGTAGTTAACCAATCATTTGGAACAACAAAAAATTCCGTAGAATCAAATTTAATAACATCTGCTGGTGAAATTTTAAACAAATATTTCCACACATATCCATCACTCAATGTACTTGGTTCTGGATCAGTCTGCGTTGGTTTAATTGTTGATAAAGGGACAGTGACTGTATCAGCAGGTCCTGTGGATCCAGAAGTTCCGTTATCAAGGCAGATATAAACCTTAAACTCATCAGTAATTACGTAATATTTTGCACCATATAATGTTAAAGACTTATTAACAGGAGATACATTGCTCTGCCCATAATCATGCCTATACATATCATATGCATTATTTTGAATCCAATCAATTCTTGTTACAACTCTTCTAGCGTTTTCCGTGGTAATTTTTTTACCAAATAAACTAGTATCTCTATAATGAGATAAATATTGCAAATTATCTATAGGATTATTGGTTGTACTGGTATCCCAATTAGAAGTTCTGCCAAAACCAACATCTGTTGGATTTGATAATCCTAAAAAAGCATAATAAGAATTATTACTGATAGACTCTACAAAGGAACCAGCATTCAATATTCTAAATTGATCTGTTACGAATGCAGCCATATTGATAGTTTTTTAGATATTTATACGATATAATTAGGTTTCAATTTTAGGAAGAGCACCAGTTTTTCTAATTCCAACACCTCTTCTTTGAATAGTGGGATATGTTGCTAAACCTGAAACAACATTTCCGGTTACGGCAATTGACACTGGATTTGAAGATCTTGTTCCACTAGATAGTCTTCCCCATGAATATCTTCCAACAATATTATTTGGATTACTTCCAGTAGTAGCAATTCCAACAATGTTTGTATTGGAGTCTACATTACAGGTTATAAGTCCCACATATGTGCTTCCTGATAACTGTTTAGATGACCAGTCACCAACATAATAAATGTTATCTAAACACGTAGTTCCAATACCAACCGTATTGGAATTTAAACCGGTAGTGTCAATTGAGGTCACACCGTTGCCAACATTAGTTTCATTGATATAAATGGGATATCCGGTAGATAATCCACTGAGTGTTGCACCAGTATCGATAATTGTAAATACAATAGCTAATGGATTAGATGCAGTTCCTGCAGATGTTGTAATTCCAGTGACAATTCCAGAAGAACCGTTTATAGTGCTGAATGCTGTGATTTTTTCAACTAATCCAGTTGTGAATCCTGTTGTCGCAATTCCGTTTACAATCAATCCATCACATGGAGTTGAAAGATCATTATAACCTTCACGAGTTTCAAAACTGAATAGTTTTGAATTTTCAATAAACACTTCAGTATCGGTTGTTGATACATCCTTAATAATTCTTGCGGTTGGGAAAATTAAAGGTTCTATTGAATCTCTAGTTTTAGATATAAACTCACCATTAATTTTTTTACCTACTTTTTGTTTAGTCCATGAAACTGGTTTTTGATTTTGATCATCAACTCCAATGCCAGAATATCGGTTAGTTTCAATTCTATCAGATTCTGTTAAATTATAAACTGTCCTATTTTTCTGTGTTACTGTGTTTGAAATAATATTATTACTTATAACTTGAACAATATCACCAGGTTCTATGGTTGGTTTGACATTATCATTTAGCACAGAATCTTTGCCTTTAAGACCCTTATAGAAATAAATTTCAACTTCATCTTGAGGTAAAGGTGCTTTTGTAAATATGAAGGATGTTCCACCTTCAAATACGTAATTAATTAGAGGTTCTTGAAGAATACCATTTATAAAGATTACCAATACATTATTCATGTTATCTCTGACTGGTTCATCCTCATCAGATTCAAAACTTAGAAGTTCGCTATTATAATTGAGTGGGAATCTGGTTCTAGTTCCATCTTGAAGTTCTTTGATACTATCAATATAATCAAGTTCTCCGAATTCCCAAGCAGCAAAGTTATCAGAATATGTTTCGAGTACAGTAAGTTCAAAATTGGATATTGGAGAAGACAACCTAGAATCCGTAACTAAACCAACCGGTTTGAATACATCACCTTTTTGGAATGCATATCCTGATCTTGAAATTTGAAACTCTGATACTTCAAAATGAGTAGATCCTATTCCTACAGTTGTAGAAGATCCACCAACTTTGACATCTACTAATAATCCAATTCCAGTATCTGTTGTTGCTCCAACTCCAAGCCTAGAAACTCCAGTAACAGGGAGGTTTTTATATGCTGGATCGTCTACAAATATTTGTGGGTTTGTGTATCCAGTACCACCACCAACAACATTAAACGATAATGTTCCACCCGCACCAACATTTGGAGTTGCTGTTATTACTGCTGCCGTTCCTGAGTGACCTTCCTCAAAAACAGTTACTCCAATAGAAACTAATCCATTATATCCAGATCCAAGATTATCGGTGGTTCCTAATCCAACAGATATAATAGATCCACCACTTACTACAGCAGTCACAGAAGCACCCACAAGTGGTGCAAATCCAAGTCCAGGAGTAGATCCAAGTGAAACTATAATTCCACCTCTAGGAGTTTCATTTTGATTGACATCAGTGTCTGAAGTTACAAATTCTACAGGATCTATATCTGGTTTTGTTATTCCGGAAAATTCTACGGTCGTTATTCCTGAGGAAGTATTTTCATTAATTTCATAATTAAATATAGTGGGATTGTTTGCAGTTTTTGGTGATTGATAGATACTATTAACAAAGACAAGACCACTTCCACCTGTAGTTCCAATACCAGTAGTATTTGCTCCACCAACAGTTAATGTAAATGTTCTTCCTATTCCTGTAAATTGATCGGATATATTATCATAAACTTTATTAGTGTCTCGTAAATTACCACCATTATCAACAATAGATTTTAAGAATGTTCTTCCGGTAAATGAAGATGTTTCAAAATCTAAATTAGATTTAGTTTTATCGATTTGAGGATTTCCTCTAGGTGCTTCTGCAAAATGAATTTCATCATCTACAATATTAAATGCTCCTTTGTAAATTCTTGCTTCAGTATTATCTAAATGAGATGTTGCAGAAGATCCAACAAATCCCCTATCAACTTCAACAAGATTAATACTTCCACTGTTAGTAATTGGACCAATATTTGTAGTTCCAAGTCCAACATTAACTATGCCCATGAACTCCTCATCAACATATAATATATCTTTTATATT